CCGCTCTGCTGTGCGGTGTAGAGCCTAATCTACTGTAAACATCGCCTTTTACAGGCGCACAAACTCGTCTGGTACAAGGTATCCGCCCTCTGCGTCTGTACCAATCTGCAAGTCGTTGTGTACATCAATCCAATTGCGGTTTCTGACGCTGTTCCAGAATGCCGTTTTGTAAGTATCGCTTGCCGTACCTGTCTTTTCCGTTACATTCGGAGTTGCAGGCTTACCGAGAACAGGAGTGGAAGTTGCTTTGTTCATTTCAGCTTCGATTTCAGCCTGTCTTTCCAGACGCTGAATTTCCTTGCCAAGGTCAACAATGGTCTGTTCCATTGCATCGTATGTTTTGGAATCTTCCTCGCTGAGCACGCCGTTTGCATTTCTCTTGCTGTCGAGAAAATCACGGGCAGTATCCCAAACCTTCTTTCTCTTTTCTCTGAGTTCCTGAATTGTCATAGCCATAGTTAAAATCCTCCTTAGTATTTCAGTAATGCCAGTCTTTTTTCAAGCTGGTCAATTGGTGTACCTGTAACGAATTCTGCTGATGCAGATACTTTGGATAAGAATGCAGATAGATTCTTCGATTTGGAATAGGTCATTGCAGTCAGGGTATCTTCTTTTTCTTCTTCATCCTGTTCTTCCTCTTCAGGAACAACAGGCACTTTCTTCTCTGCAAACAGAATCCCGTCTACAAACCCCATTTCATGAGCCTTTTTCGCATTGAGCCATGTTTCATCGGACATCAGCTTCGCAATCTTGTTTCTGCTGAGATGAGATTTGGTTTCGTAGGCGTTGATAATGCTCTCTTTGACTTCATCAAGCAAGATGATAGCCTTTTCCATATCAGATTTATTTCCCATAGCACAAGTGCTGGGGTCGTGGATCATCATTAGGGCAGTTGGTGCAATCAAAGTTTCATCGCCTGCCATTGCTACAACTGATGCGGCAGAGGCTGCAATACCGTCAATTTTTACGGTGACCTTGCCTTTATGATTTTTCAGCATGGAATAAATCTGACTTGCGGCAAACACATCTCCGCCTGGACTATTCAGCCAGACTGTCAGATTTCCACTTACTTTTGAAAGTTCGTCACGGAAAAGGGCAGGTGTGACCTCATCGCCCCACCAGGTATCTTCTGAAATAGGGCCATTAAACAAAAGCTCTGTTTCCGATGTATCTTCGTTTTGGATAAAGTTCCAAAATTTCTTCATTTGGTTTTTTCCTCCTTTTCTGAATTTTGATTTGCAAATTTTCCCGCTTCAGAAAGTTTTGTAAAGCTGCCATTACACAAGTAAAGATTACCACCTTCTTCCTCAGAAAGCATATTCATATCTTCCAGTTCACGAATATCGTTAGCAGACATCCAGCCGTTCTGACGTGCTGTAGCATATCCCTGCATACGGGAAGCATAATCGCCACGCAAAAGTCCGTCTACATTGAACTTCACGAAATACTGACCTTTTTCCGAATCAGAAAGAAGTGCTTTTTGTAAGGACTGCTCCCATCGAACAATCCAAGGGTCAAGGCTGTATTTGACGAAATCCAATGACAGATGTTCTACGTTACTGAATGTTGCATGGTCAAGGTCGCCAATCATATGAAGCGGCACTCTGTACATTCTTGCAATTTCCTCAATCTGAAACTTTCGTGTTTCCAGAAACTGTGCTTCATTGTTTGGAATTGCAATGGGGGTGAATTTCATGCCCTCCTCTAAAACTGCGACCTTGTGGGCGTTTCTTCCGCCATAGGCTCTTTGCCAAGCATCACGCACACGTTCCGGATTTTTGATCACTCCGGGGTGTTCTAAAACACCTGACGGACTTGCACCGTTTCCGAAAAACGATGCTCCATATTCTTCACAGGCAATAGAAATGCCGATTGCATTTTTCGCAAGTGCAATCGGCGAATATCCAACCAGTCCGTCAAATCCTAAACCAGGAATGTGCAGGACTTCATCGGCGTAAAGAATGATGTCCCCCTGTTCTTTCAGATTCGGATTTGCTTCATCGTAACGGCTGTAAATGTATATCAGGCGGTTTTTTTCATCACGGTCAACCTTCATTTTGTCAGGCATTAGAGGATACAATCCCAAAACATCACCTCTGCCGTTTCGGATAATCTGTGCATAGGCATTTCCGTAGATCAGCAGATGGGACATCAGGGTTTCTCGGAATACGAAAGAAGTCATTTCAGGATTTGGCTGATCGTGGAGCAAAAAGTAAAGCGAGTGCTGTGGCACTCGCTCTTTTCCGCTATCGTTGTATTTGTACAAGTGTAGTGGCAACTGTGCAATTGCTTCTGACAGAACCCGCACACAGGCATACACCGCAATATGCTGTAAGGCTGTTCTGTCGGTGACTCTTTTTCCTGCATTGCTTCTACCGAAAAAGTATGTGTATGATGGACTATCATAGCTGTTTTGAGGCTTATCTCTGGACTTGAATAGTCCGCTGAAAATCCCCATAAAATCACGCTCCTTATTATAATATCAGCATCTCTCTCGTATCATAAACCGACTCATCCGAAACACATCCACAGCGAATTGCACGGTCAAGAGCCATAATCATGGCAACTGCACCGTCAATCTTCTCTGTGGATTTTTCTTTGTCCGGCTTGATGTTTCCGGCAGGGTCACGGCGAATGAAAATATTATCCATCATCCAACGGAGGACAGGATGTCCGTTGTGGGCAAGCGTCTGTTCCAGGGTCAGTTTCATCAATTCCTTGGTCGGTGGTGACATATCTTTGTAACCCTGACCAAACTGCACCATCGTAAATCCAAGCCCTTCCAGATTCTGTGACATCTGCACAGCTCCCCAGCGGTCAAATGCTATTTCTTTGATATGGAATTTCTGTCCCAATTCCTCGATGAAGTTTTCGATAAAACCATAGTGAACCACATTTCCCTCAGTCGTTTTCAGGTAGCCTTGCCGTTCCCACACATCATATGGGACATGGTCACGTCTTACTCTGAGCGGCAAAGTTTCCTCCGGCAGCCAGAAGTAAGGCAAAATGTAATAATGCTCGTCATCATCTGTTGGAGGAAATACCAAAACAAAAGCTGTAATATCTGTTGTACTGGAAAGGTCGAGTCCACCATAGCAGATTCTTCCTTCGAGTTCGGATTCATCAAAAACGACCTTGCATTTATCCCATTTTTCCATCGGCATCCAACGCACCGCTTGTTTTACCCACTGATTCAAACGCAGTTGCCGAAACGCATTTTCTTCACCGGGAGTTTCCTTTGCAGAATTACACGCAGCCACCACCTTATCCATGCCGATGGTCTTATCCAGACTTGGATTTGCCTTTTTCCACACCTTGGGGTCAGTCCAGTCCTCTGATTCATCTGCACCATAGATAACCGGATAGAAAGTCGGATCATGCTTTCTGCCTTCCAGAATGTCCTTTGCCTTTTGATGAACTTCATAGCAGATTGAATTTGTGTCCGTTCCGGCTGTGGTAATCAGGAAATACAAAGGCTGCATTCTGGCATCGCCGGAACCTTTGGTCATAACATCGAACAGCTTTCGGTTCGGCTGCGTATGCAGTTCATCAAACACAACCCCGTGGATGTTGAAACCGTGCTTGGAGTAGGCTTCTGCCGAAAGCACCTGATAGAAGCTGTTGGTCGGAATGTACACGATACGTTTCTGTGAGGTCAGAATTTTTACTCGTTTGGAAAGGGCAGGGCACATTCGCACCATGTCGGCAGCCACATCAAAAACAATGGCAGCCTGTTGGCGGTCGGCAGCACAGCCGTAGACTTCCGCACGTTCTTCGCCGTCACCACAAGTAAGCAGCAGGGCAACCGCAGCGGCAAGCTCTGATTTGCCATTTTTCTTCGGGATTTCAATATATGCTGTATTAAACTGACGATAGCCATTCGGTTTCAGAATGCCGAACAGGTCACGGATAATTTGCTCCTGCCAGTCCAGCAGTTCAAATTTCTTTCCTGCCCAGGTGCCTTTGGTGTGGCTCAGGCATTCGATAAAGGAAACAGCATAATCAGCCGCCTTTTTATCATATTTTGAATCTTTCACCATAAAGCGTGTTGGTTTAAATCTTGCCATTGTTCTCACCTCCCGCCATAATATCTGTATATTTCACCCTTTTGTTTGACTTTTTCAAAACAAGAAAATAAGAATGGAATTTTCTCGCATGACGTTGATTTTTTAACTGCCACTTAGCGGTCAATCTGCTTTTAGCAAGGAGCACAAAAATATCCACAGGATAAAATCCTATAGATATTGCTTGGTTTATAATAAAAACATGACTCAGATACTGAGTCCCACTGCTTACCTTGTCTTGGCATTTGAAAATCAGAATACCACTTTCAGCAAGAATACGATAAAACTCTTTCATACTGTCCGTATAGAACTGATGTAGTGATTTTTCATCTGGAAAAACGCTGAATCGTTTGTTGATAATATTTCCGTTTTCTTCTGTAAGTGATTTTCCTTTTGTAGCTAAAAAGGGCGGGTCAAATATGATACTGTTCAATGATTCTGATTCAAGAGGAAGATTTCGGCAATCGGCTGCCTTTACATTTGAGGATCTTGGGTTTATGTCAAAGCGATATTCAGGGAAAAGATGTTCTTTGTAGAATCCACCGTAATCAAATGTTGCATCACATTCTATTTTCCCACTTGGAATATACAGTCTGATAATATTATTTATTATCTCTGATTGATTAAATGATATGCTTTTTATCAAGTCGTCTTCTCACCCCCAACAAAAAAGACCTGCCAAAAAGCAAGTCTGCATCGTTTATTTTAACGCCCTCATGAGGCTGTTTTTTAATCGAGATTCCATTCCCATTGTAACCATGTTACCATACAAATTCAAGGATTGCAAGCGGCTAAATGAACAGAAAAAAACGCCGAAATATCTGTGGTTTCTTGTGTATCATACACGAACAAAAATCAGGTATACGACCACCAGAGCCTTTCGGCTCCGGATTGTGGGATTTGGTTTTGGAAGAATCAGTTGTACTGTTTCAGCAGGATCGCCAGTGCAGTTTCAGTTTCCTCATCCTCCGGCGGAATATCCATGCCCCGGTCGAAATTGAACACCGTTT